GATGATGCTAGGCGAAGCCCGTAGCAAATTCTCAACACTGCCTGGTCCACAGGGCGGCGGTAGCCTAAACGGTACTGATCTTCTTACCCGTGGACAAGCATTGCAAGATAGGTTAGAACTTGAAATTACCAATTACATGACTGGCGAAATGCCTATGTGGTGGGTACAAGGATAATTTGACATCCACATAATTCTTTGATAAAGTAAAACCATGAAAATAATTGGTGTTTGCGGATTGATAGGTGGTGGCAAGGGAACCGTTGCGGATATCCTTGTTAAAGAACATAGTTTTGAAAAATTAAGTTTTGCGGACAATCTGAAAGATATGGTAGCTACCGTATTCAGTTGGCCCCGTCATTTACTTGAAGGCGATACAGTAGAATCTCGTGAGTGGCGTGAGAAGCGTGATGAGTGGTGGTCTACACGACTTGGTATCGAAAACCTTACACCACGATGGGTGTTACAATATTGGGGCACTGATGTGTGTCGTGTTAATTTTCACGAAGATATTTGGGTTGCAAGTCTCGAAAGAAAAATAAAAAAGATAGGAATTGGTTCTGTAAACAAACCTCATAATTTTGTTATTCCAGATACTCGATTTCCTAATGAAATTAATATGATTCGTAAACTTGGCGGAGAAGTATGGGGTGTTCGTCGCGGTGAAGACCCAGATTGGATGATAAATCTTATTCAACATGGTGAAGAACCACACGACATTCATCCTAGTGAGTGGTCATGGGTAACATCAAACATAGACCATATTATTAATAATGATGGCACAATTGAAGATTTAGAGCAAAAAGTTAAAAGTTTGTTATAATATCCGCATATAACTGTTTATAAGTGGTATATTTCTAGTTGATTCGCTAAATATTATCAACACCTTAAAGGAATATACCACATGGCAACTTTAGTATCACCCGGAATATCAGTTACGGTTCTTGATGAAAGCAATTATGCTTCAGCAGGACCAGGAACAATACCATTTATCTTACTTGCAACCGCTGCAAATAAAAAAGGTTCTGCTGGCGGAATAGCATCCAATACGACTGCGGCAACTGCTGGTATTCCAAAGTTAATGTCTAGCCAAAAAGATTTGCTAAACACATTTGGTACACCAATTTTCCCAACAGACGCAAGTGGCAATCGTCTATACGGCAGCGAAACTGCTGAATATGGTCTAATGGCTGCTCACAGCGTTCTTGGTATTTCTAACCAAGCATGGGTTCTTCGTGCAAATATCGATCTTGCACAGCTTACTGGTAGCACCAACCGTCCATATGGAAATCCTGTTAGTGGAACTCAGTGGCTTAACACTGCTTCTACAAGCTGGGGTATTTTTGAATGGGATGCAGTAAACCAACAGTTTATTGCGATAACTCCTTATGTATTAACAGATACAACTAATTTAAGCGCAGGTGCTCCATCAAGCAGCTTTGGTTCAGTTGGCCAATATGCAGTTGTTTCTTATTATGCAAATAACCCAATTTATGTAAAGGCATATGATAATACTTGGAACCCACTTGGTTCAACTGCATGGCAAACAAAGACGCCAACTCTAGTTGGAACAATTACTCCTACTACACTAACAAGCGGCAATACTCTTGTTATTAACGGAACAACTATCACATTGTCTGGCACCACGGCTAGCAGCCTAGTGACACAAATTAATACTGCCGCTCTTCCTGGCGTTACTGCAGCAATTCTTCCAACTGGCTATTTTGCTATCTTTGTAACAAGTGCTTCAAAGAGCAATGGTTCAGTAGTTGATGGCAAGATCACTATTGCAAATGGTAATACAGGTACTCCACTGTCAAATATTGGTTTGACAGCAGGAACATATTATGGCGTTTCTCTTCAGTATAGCCCTCATTACACTATTCCAACTTGGAAGTCAACAGACACAACACCTGCACAATCTTACAGTGTATGGATTAAGACTACTAATGTTAATGGTGGAGCAAATACACTAGTATATCGTTGGAACGGTTCAACCAGTCATTGGGACTTAGTTTCAGCACCGTTGTTCCAATATCGTAGAACAGCAGTTTATGCAAATGATCCTGTGACTGGTGGATTGGGCATTGCTACAAACACACTATGCATGAAGTATGATCTTAGCGCAAACAATACTGCTACTAGCAAGCTATTGCAATGGCAGGGTTCTGGTCTTCCAATGACTGTGACTGGTTCAGTTTCAAACCCAACCTTTAGCAGTGGGAACCAATTCACTATCCAAACTACAGTTCCAGGTTCATCTTCACTAAGCGCAACATACACTGTTACACTAACTGGTACAAGTGCTGCAAGCTTTGTTCAAAATGTTCAATCGCTGAGCATTCCATATCTAACTTGCTCATTAAATTCTGCTGGTTACATTCAGTTTAGCCACCTTACTGCTGGTGACATTCTTTTTGCTCCAGTATCTGGACAGGGAACACCTCTAACTGCGGCTGGTATCTCAACATCATTGTCAAATGTATTTGATGATGCAGGTTCAGGCGCTTTGACTGCTTCTTATTGGCAACCAGCAACTCTTCTAGTACAACAGGCAACTGCTCCTGTAGTTGACCCTGCAGATGGTACCCTATGGTACTATTCAACTCCGCTAGAAGTTGATATCATGATTAACAATGGAACTATTTGGAAGGGTTATAAGAATGTAAGCAGCGATAGCCGTGGCTATCCTCTCAATACAACCGACCCACTAGGACCAATCATTGCAGCAAGTGCTCCAACTGTTCATACAGATGGCACTGCGCTTGTAAAAGGCGATATTTGGTTAGACTCAAGTGAACTTGAACACTATCCTTCACTATATCGTTGGCAAGCTGTTGGTAGCAATAACATTCTTCAATGGGTAGCTATCGATAACACCGACAATACTTCTGAAAATGGTATTATCTTTGGCGATGCTCGTTGGGACACCAATGGCACAGTAGACCCTGCTCTTGGTACAAAGCCAACTATTGTAAGCCTACAGTCAAGTGATTATGTTGACCTAGATGCTCCAAATCCACAGCTATATCCTCGTGGTATTCTTCTATTCAATACTCGTCGTAGTAGCTATAATATAAAGTCATTCTCTTCAAGTGCATTTACTGGCGCAAACTATCCTATCGCAACCCTTCCTGCACAACCTGCAACTTGGATATCTGCTAGCGGAAAAGATTCAAACAATGTTCCTTACTTCGGTCGCAAGGCTCAACGCAACATTGTAGTAAGTGCGCTATCATCTGCTGTAGATAATAGCACTATACTTCGTGAAGATCAGGTAAACTTCAACATACTTGTATGCCCAGGATATCCTGAACTTACTGACAATCTTGTTACTTTGAATAATGATCGTCGTAACACTGGGTTTATCATTGCAGATTCACCAATGGGCCTTCCAAGTGATTTAACAAGTGTAAACAACTATATCACTAATACCAGCGGAACTTCAGCAGATGGTGAAGATGGTATAGTTACTGCTGATTCATATACTGCTTTATTCTATCCTGGCGCGGCATTTGCTAACGCCCTTGATGGAATTGGACAAGTAGTTGTTCCTATCACTCATGCAATTCTACGCATGATGGTTAAGAGCGATCAAAGCAGTGCTCCATGGTTTGCTCCTGCTGGTTCGCTTCGTGGTAAGATTGATAATGTTGCCAAGATTGGTTATGTTGATCGCACAACAGGAAAGTTCTATAGCATTGGCACAAACCAAGGATTGCGTGACCTTCTGTACTCAAATAATGTTAACCCAGTTGCGGTATTCCCGAACGATGGTATCATTAACTACGGAAACCACACTCGTCAAGGAACTGCAACTGCACTAGACCGCATCAATGTTGCTCGTTTGATTAACTATATTCGTGGTAGACTAGAAAGAATAGTAAAGCCACTTATATTCCAACCAAACGATACAGTTACTCGTAACCAAGCAACTCAGATTGTTAGTGGAATGTTGAATAATATCATGGCTCAGCGTGGTCTTTATGACTACCTAGTAGTATGTGATACTACAAACAACACACCAACTACAATTGACCAAAACGAACTACACATTGATATTGCAATTGAGCCTACTAAGGCAGTTGAATTTATCTATGTTCCAGTTCGTATCTTGAACACTGGTGCTATTTCTGGCAGCAATACTAACCAAAGCGGTATTTCTAATCCAACAACCGCAGTTCAGTTAACTGCTTAATAGTACAACATATAATAGTAAAAAGCCGCTAGCAATAGCGGCTTTTTTTATATGGGTAAAATTTTTTTTCGCAAATGGTATAAATACTTTTATAGGAGAATCAGATGGCAGTTGCATCATTACTCAACATGACAATACCCGTAGCCTCAAGTAGTGATCAGAGCACGGGAAGTCAGGGCTTGTTAATGCCCCTGTTGAAGTATCGCTTTAGAGTTACATTCCTTAACTTTGGAATCACTAACCCTACTACGGAACTTACTAAACAGGTTATGAATTTTACAAGACCTAACCTAAATTTCAACCCGATCACTATTGATCTGTATAACAGCAAAATGTATCTACAGGGCAAACCAGAATGGCAGACTGTTACAGTCGAATTGCGTGATGATGCAAATGGTAATGTTAGACTACTTGTTGGTGAACAAATTCAGAAGCAGTTTGACTTTGCTGAGCAAAGCAGCGCAGTTAGCGGTATTGACTATAAGTTCATTACACAGTTTGAAGCACTGGATGGTGGAAATGGTAACACAAATCCAACTACCCTTGAAACATGGCAGTTGTATGGTTGCTTTATTCAAGAAGTTAATTATAACAACTTTGATTATACAAGCAACGATCCAGCAACTATTAGCTTGACATTGCGTTATGACAATGCATTGGAAATCCCAACATCTAGCGGTGTCGGAATTACTGTTCCTCGCACATTTGGACATAGCGTAACTGGCTAAAGGTATGAGCCGTGAGTTCATTATTAGGATCAATTTTAAATAGCTTACTGGGCGGCGGCGAAGTTCATGATTATGGACACGCCGCCCAAGTTTTTCGTACAAATAACTTTGCTAGAAGTCCAAAATATAAATTTCTATTTCAAGTAAATTTTCTATTGGACCCAGATGCGCCAGTTCAAATTGACCCTTCTGAATTAAGTTATTTGGTAAAGAGCATTGATCTTCCAAAGTTTACGGTTGAATTAAAAGATTTAAATCAATACAACCGCAAAACATTTGTGCAAAGTCGTATAAAATACGAACCAATTACAATAAAATTTCATGATGATAATACAAACGGGTTGCGTGAACTCTGGCAAAATTATTATAACTATTACTATGCTGATGGCGTATATAGTTTAAATGATTATGTATACGATGACAGATACGGCAGAAATCAAGATCGCAGACATGCTGCATGGGGTCTAGATAATGGCAGCACCGTTCCTTTTTTTAGTGCAATTGAAATTTACAGTTTAGCTGGCGGTCAAAGCAATAAGATTACTTTAATGAATCCAATAATCAGTAGCTTTAGTCATGATACTCATGAATATAGTGAAAGTACTGGCATAATGGAAGCAACAATGCAAATTCATTATATGGGTGTAACCTATGAAGATGGCTATGCCATGGGCGTTCCTGGAATTGGTGACCCACAGTACTATGATAACAATCCTAGTAATATCAGTGGCAATAACCTTGGATATTATGTTGACCCTGTAACAGGCGAAATGGTTGCACAAACAGACACTTTTACGAATCCATATCAAGCAAGACAAGCACAGAATGGAAGTTTTGGGGTTGTTGATCAAGCAAACAATTATGATCCAACTACATCAAACAATCTTACCGACCAAGAATTACAAAGCATTGCAGACAATAATAATCAACAAGATACTTCTGCATTAAACACTGTATTTCCTGTTGCAAACTCTATTTCTCCAAATTATTCTAATAATCTGTATGATTATACTACTAACAGCGGAGCAACCGCTACTAGTAATGGCGATATAATACCGACTCCACAACAATATGATACTTTATATCCAGCGGGTAGTTATCAAGACATATTGTTTAGTAGAGGATACACCATTCCTCAGATAACATCTGCTAGTGGATTTATTGATTCAATATCTCCTACTGCTATCACTTCATATACTAAAAATACACTTGACTTAGTTCCTGCACAAGCATTGGTTGCACAACAATATATTGATGATCCTACAAGTGTTAGCAATTTAGGAACAGCAGATTTTGGTCAACCCGTAGGAGTTCCAAGTCAACTTGATTTTACTAATCCAGCTAGCCCCGTAAATCCTGCATATAATAGTCAAACTTGGCAAAGTACTTTGGCTGCAGAAGGCTATAGTAATAGCGATATAAATCTAGCATCAAATCAAATAAGTCAATTGAATGTTGCGCCAGGAACAAACTTAGCATCTATTGCAAAAAGTTATATTGCTTATAGTAAAAATAACAATAACAATAATAGGGTTGTTGGTTCTGGGTTACCGTTCTAACTAAATAATTTTATGGCAAATGCTCCTACAGTTACAGACTCATCTAGTAGTAAATCTTTTTTCAATGGTTACTTCACGCAGCCTGTGCAGATCAGCGATGCAGTGTGGGAACAAGTATATAATTACTTTTTAACTCTTACAAATGATCCTACTGCTGCCAATACGCTTGCCCAAAGTGTTATTGCGTTGACTCATAATAATAATTTAAACCCATTAACTGTATTGAATCAATTTCAAACATCGCCCAACAATAGTAATATTAAAAATTTACTCATTAGTTTTTTTAACAATGTAAAGGGTTCTACTAGCAAGCTTGGTTATAAAAATAACATAACCACCAGTGCTAATATTGCTAGAAATATTATTCAATGAGTATGAAATTTTCTCAAGGTTTATTTGAACCTAAGAACCCAGAAAAGTA